AATTGGTCAAGGCGCTGAGTCAGATGAACCAGGCGCTTTCGAGTCAGGCGGCGAAGTTGGAGGAATTCTTCAATACGCCGTACAGCGAAGACAATGCGCGGCTGATAAAAACGACGATGGAGGCGATCGAGCGCATCGAATTGCAGTTGGAGCGCTGGCACTTCCTGATCTATCCAAATCAGAAACGGAAAGAGGACTGATGATCGACGTAGACCACCCGGTAATTCAGATATGCTCCGAGGCGATGGAGGGTCATCATCCTGAGCGCGGTGGAGCAGAACGACAGCAGGCGATATTCACTGTCCTCCAAGCGGCGATCAATTCGGGCTTTCTGAAAGAGGGGAATGGTCGCGAGCCGTCACTTGATCGCTCGTGGGCTGAGAAAAAGGTGGGTGAGCCATTTGCTATTTCAGAAATTCCCCCTACTGAATTCATCCTGCCATCGCGACAGCAACGCTTGAGGGAAGCATTACTCAGTGTGGGGGATTTCGCTTATCGCTTGATGCCGGGGCAGATGATGATTGTCGAGCGCCATGCAGAAAATAAAGATGATGAGGGGCGCATGTTCACAGTGATGATCCACAATAGAAAAGAGGACTGATGAAAGAATTCAAAAACCCAACTGTCCGTGGTGAGGCGGTGACTGTTCTCGGTCCCAAGCCGCCGGGATTTACTGGCCTGGGTCATCTCAACGGGGATATCCTGGTCATGTATCCGGACGGGGAGCAGGGGTGCGTGAAGGAATCAGATATTCGCGAGGAAAGCAATGGATGACGCCATATTTCTCTACGGGGAATCGGAGCCGGAGGGGATTGTGATAATCAGCGACTCCGAGCCGATGAGCGATCACACCATCAATAGGATTCGCCAGAGACACAATGCCATGCGTAAGAATTTACGTGATGTGACGATCACGGCCTTTGGCGTTGATCACGGCTTGGGTTCTCACTCTGGAAATGGTGGGGATTGGAGGACGACGGTGGTGGCGCAGATTCGTTTGGACTATCTAAAAAATTCACCGATCGCTTACGCGAGATTGGAAGGCGAGGCGGCGACCGAATTGCTGGCGCAATTGGCGTTTGCCGTTGCGATACGAGGAAGGAAGTTTGGAGATGACTGAGAAAATCGCAAACAGGGTGTTGGCGCTTGTGGCCGATGCGATCATCCTGATTGCCGCTGGTGATTACACAAAGGGGGCTATCGTTCTGCGCAAGGCCGCTGGTCAGTTGGATGAGATTGACGATGCGCCGAAGAAAATCGATCCTGACACATTGATCAAGGACGCGCTGCCGCAATTGCCCATGCGGGTGTATAACACTCTGGCACGCGCGGGCATCAGAACGGTCGAAGACTTGACTAATAAGAGCGAGTGGGAGATGGTGGCGATTCAGAATATGGGCAGGCTTGGGATGTCGCATCTCAAAGAGGAAATGGCAAAAGCCGATCTCGAATTCACGGAGTACATCAGTGAATAACCAAGAGGGTGATATAGAAAAGCTGATACGCGAACGGGATTCGCTGCGTCTGGCGCTTGAGGCGTCGCGGACCGCGCACCGATTTGACAACGATTATCTGCTGCGTGAGCGTGATGAGGCTCGCCGGATAGCGCGCGATTTATTCCTACAAGTGGGTGATCGGATAATGGGTGGGCCGTATCCGGAGTGGGTGTGGAAAGATGACTGACCGCGAACAAATTGCAAAGATCCTTGAGAACGCCGGTATCGTATTCACGATCTCTGAGGAAAGTGGCGAGGTGTCCTACGGATACCAAAAGGCGCACGCCTATGACTCATCGCTTGAGGTTGAGCAGTCCGACAAGCATATATACAACTTGGGCTACAGCGGATTCGTGACGGTCTTCTATTTTGATGAGGTTGGGAAGCTTGTGTGCATGGGGGCATGGGAATGAGTAATGGGCTAACCGAACGTGAGCGTCTCGTGCTCGCCTGGGATAAAAGTCCGGAGGAATGGGAAGACGAATACGGGGGTCAATATGGAGCGGAATTGGTTGACGCCGAGCGCAAGCGTGACCGAATTGGAAAAAGCTCAATGACTAAAGCTCGACGCGGATTCAATATGCTACTTCGCAATTATCCTGATGCGGAGGTGGCGACGATCTGGAATCAGGATAAGGGAGTCGTTGGAAATTATGTGCATCCCGAGGTGCAAGAGAGAATAAGGATGGTTGCTGTTACGCCGGGGCCGTGGACGTGCGTTGACTTATTGATCGAGGGCGAGCTAAAGCAATTTGCGATTTGGAATAACACCGGCCATGTATATCGGATCGGTAAGGGCGGCGCGGTTGAAGATGATCCTTTTCTAAAAATACGAGAACTACCAGGAGGTAACAAATGAGGAAAGAAGAGATCAGAGTCGGTAAGGTGTATCGCGTCAATTCGCTTGGCTCGAAAAAGGTCAAGGTGGTAAGTCTACCCAAGCGCTCACATGGACAGACCTATAACGTCGAGGTTGAATTTCCTGACGAGCCGGGTGATCGTAAGGGCAAGATTGCCACGCGCGAATTCGATCGGCTGTGGACGGATGAGGATGACGCCAAGCTCCAACGTCAGCGCGACGAGAAGCAGGCGCTTGAGCAGCTTGATAACCGGCTTACCTTCGCTGGATATCATCCGGATCGTGTCTACCGCATTAGGCGCGACGGCGAGTTTGTATTGGCTTTGTCATTCAGTGGCGATGTGGCTTCGAAATTGGTGAATACGCTGACCGGAAATGTGGAGGATGATGCGGAAGAAAAAGCGAGAAGTGATTCTGATGCATGACTTTGTGGTCATTGGCGTCGGTCAATTCCCAATTGACATGCTTCGTTCTGATGTCTGCTTTCCGAAAACCGAAGACGACAGCGCCGAGATTGAAAAGTCATTCAGGCGACAGGAGCGGAACGAACACACTGTCAAGCTCACGTCTTCGATGCGACCAGATGCCGCACATTGGCGATCATTTGGCTACAAACTTATTGCGGAACCGTGAGCGCGAGGTATGCTCTATGGGTTATTACGTTCTTCTTTGCCGCCTTTTCGTTGATCGTCATTACCGCATTGGTGTGGGTAATTTCGGATTTGTGGCTTAGAATCAGACAACTCGAACATCGAGTACAAGAATTGGAATACGATAGAGCACATGATGAGGAATGGAGCACTGGTGAATGATGAAAGCAGGAAACGCGGACGGCCACCGAGTAAACCAAATCTCGACGCCTTCCTCAAAGCAATCGCAGACGGTACATTCGATGATGACCTGGCGAGGATTCAAGGAGTTTGTAAAAACCGTGATGATGTCCTCAAGCAACAAGTATTAGACCTTGTGCATGAGGTATTTGGTCCTGATGCCCAAGTTCAAATTCCCAGAGTCGGAGAAGAACGCCGACCCAGAGGCCCGCAGACGATGAAGAAGAATCCCTTCTTGGAAAAATCGAAAGCTGAGACGCCGCAAGATCCTCAAGTCCGTGACGATGACGAGCCGGTGCCTGATCAATTAGAGGATGCCACGTTGCAAGCGATAAATAGCGGTGAAGAGATTCCACTTCATCTGCGCGGCGCGATTATTGGTGGACTCACCGCAGCGGATATGGGGGAATAATGAATACCGAACATCAACAGCGTGAGCAGGCGAAGATCGACTTTTGGAAGCTGATGAGCGGCTGGCCCTATCACGGCTGGCGTCGGCTAGCGCACAGTGTTCTTGTGCCGTTCGTGGTGATTTTCGTGCTGGCTAAGCTCGCGGAGAAAATCTTCGGATGAAGTGGAGTGACAAAATAGCTTGGAAGCTGGTGCTTCCTCTTTGTCTGTGGTGGGGTGTTGTCGGATTCTATTGTGGTTGGACGCTCAAATGATCACGGAGGATATGGCACGGCTCCGTGTCGAGAGAAATAGACGCGGCGACTTTATGCCGGTCACAGATTTACGAGCACGACCATCGGGCGATCCGATTTTCTTGCCGTGGATGCGACCTTCAAAAAAGGAACGGCGCTATGTCGCCTTGCAACGGTATGGATCAATTCCCGCATTTTGGTTGACTTTCATTGTTGTGGTGCCTGTACTTATGCTGGCGGCATTGTATGTTCTCATCTACGGATTACCACTCTGGATTGCCTGGGGGCTTTTTGTATTTATCAGACGGACCATTCGACGCCGAAGAGCCATTCCTCGATAGTGACTTGACGGTTCACGAGTGTCACATTTATGCTGGGCGCTCGCTGACGAACATCTCTGTGCAGCCGTTCGCCTTCCTTCTGACGCCGGATATTGTTATGATGCTGGCGATGGGAAGTCCTGAATTTTGGGAGCCGGTCCTCTCGATAATCGATGAGGATGTTCGAGGCGGAGCATGAAGCTGCCGCCCACGAATTGCCCGATCTGCAATGCTATGGAGCGATTTGCGCGAAAAGAGCGGCGCATCGGCAACATCACCTACGTCTACACGCGCTGCGGAACGTGCCGCACCGAATTCTCAATTGCGACCTACACCGATGATCAAAAACGGGCACGGGATCGAGATCAGCGTGAGCGTATCCGCCGACTCCGAGGGCAGTTCCGGCTTCGCTCTGCCCGTCGATCCTGAGAAGAGCGTTACCCCGCGTCAACTAGAATTACTTGCGCTCTATGCCTCCGGTTATAGATACGAGCATATAGCTCGTGTGAAATTCCTATCTCCATACACCGTGAGGCGTCATATGGCCTTGGCAGTAGCTCGATCCGGCGCTCGAAATCTGACGCACCTCTGCTCCGCGCTGGTCGAGGCGGGGATGATCCGGCGCAACGCTGAGAACATCTATGAGCCGGTGGCTCCCGACCTTCGGATTGTGGGGTGAGATGGCGACTCCAAATTTGAAACCGAAGATCGTTGAGACGACCTGGCTTGAGGACATCACCTACGTCGAGGCTCAACCGATGCCGGGTGACAGCGGGCGCATTCTTTTATTCACACTCAGCAACGGCCATCGCTATGCAATTCCCTTGTCCGGCGTGGCATTGCAGGCGACACAGCGAGCGGTAAGCCCGGTGATCGTCGCTGAGATGAAACCCAACAACGGCACCGGGCTATAGCGCTCTTATCCGGCGAGTGACTCTAGCTCGCTGAGGACGTTTAGCTCACGCTTCACGCGCCGTCGAATTTCAACGGTCGTGAGGCCGGTCGTGGCAGAGAGATCGTTGATGTCGGCTCCATTTCGCATCGCCTCGCGCAGCGCGATCGTCAATCGATCCTCACGCTTGAGCGTCTCGACGGAGCTTCGGATTGCCCATTCCGAAAGCTGCGCGAGAGTGTCCTCAAAGTCTCGATTGAATGTTGCCATTTTGTGATGTCCTCCTACCAGAGTAGGCACATACTGTAGCAGCTTGTCAAGCTGTCTACCCCCATCTTCTCTGCGTATAACGAAAGATTATCTAAATAGACCAATTTTCCTTTCGCCAAACCCAATAAGCTTCCGGTAGGGCGAAATGGCTGTGGCTGCGGACGCAAAGCGACGTGAACGACTCATCGATGGGCGCTATATGCGTTGCCCGAGATGTCGCGAAAAGCAGGACATCTTGCGGTATATCCCGATGGGCGTCGTTGAGGAATTCGCTGACGAGACGAACCCGATTTACAAGTGTCCGCTCTGCCGTTGGGTCTTCTCGCCCGCCCTCACGCTCGATGAATTCAGAGCGATGGTTGAAGCCTTTCAAACAAGGGATACGGCATCGTGACTGACGCACAGCTACTCGCGGCTCAACGAGCGCGAGAGGATCGCTTGCTTGATGCGGCGATTGATAAAAATCTCGGAGTCTTCTTTGCTGGCGTGGGAGCAGTCACGCCGGGAGTATCCGAAGCGGAAACAGTTGGCCCAGACGCGCGGCACAAGCTTCGTGGCCTGCTTCGCTATTACGCGAAGAAGGATCATCCATTTACTGCTTGTGTCTCCGACAATATGAAGCGCTTCGGCCCCAATCGCACGGAGCGCGTGTGCGCCACGCTCAAGGACATAATTCGAGGCACGACACATTGGCGCGGCCATCCAGAACTCGACCACGGAGCGCCGGGTGCTGTTGTCGCTTCGAATGCGCCTGCGATCGATGAGGAAGTGGCACAGCTTCTACTCAGTCTCAGCGAGTCGGATCTCGAAATTCTTTTCTCTGACGCACAGGAGGCGGTGGCATGAATTTCGACAACGGCATCGATTACGTCGGCATGTTTCTTTTCAAAGCTGTGCCTACTGATCCAACCGATTTGATTCCAGCCGAAGATCCATACGCCGGATATGCCGAGGCACCTCCTGCGATTTCTGGATACCGGGATGCAAATGTCGCAGGCATGGCGTGTTGGAATTGCGCCCACTTCACGGCCATTGATGACGCCGACAACGATGGAATTATTGATGGCATTTGCGATTTGTTCGAGGCAAAGGCCGATGGCAATTGCACATGCGATCGATTCACGGCACACGCTGATCTGCTTCGTCAAGCGCCACACACATCATTTCCGGAGGACATGAGAAATCAAAAGCTCGATCAGCAGGAAATGGCAGCATACGGTCCGAGCATGACGATGATGTCGTATTCGGATAAGTCTTCTCTCGGCGCTTTGAATTTTGCTGGGGGCGACGCCGAGGAAGAGGATGGCCTGATTTGGAAGGACATCCTTCGTACAGGTAAATGGACGCACACGCCGACGAGCAAGGGTGTCGTCAAAAAGCAACTACAAATCATTCGCGATGGTGATAGCGATCCGACTGCCGGGGTCATTTCGTTGTCGGAGCTATATAAAAATTTCGATGAGGGCGCAGTTCCATACGTAACGGTGCCTCTCTCGGATGATCAAGAAGACCACAAGAACATCGCCCGTTTGAATACGGGCTTCGTTCGAAAGCTCCAATTGATCGATCGCGATGGTGAAAGTGTCCTGCGTGCTGGAATTGATTTCACAGAGCCGGATGTCAAGGGGAAGGTTCTGCGAGGAACAATTCCAGATGTCAGCGCAGGCATCCCCTTCAACGTGATCAGGCGTTCCGATAACCGTGTTTTCAATACGGTGCTCGATCACGTTTGTCTGACTCGAAAGCCATTCGTGGAAAAGCTTGTTCCATTTGGCATCGCCGCTGCCGATGGTGATGAGCTTCCAGTCGAATCCTTCGAGCCGGAAACGGAGGCGGAGTCAAATCCGCCGGAGCCACCTACTCCCTCCGAGCCGGAGCCTGCTCGACCAGCAGCTTCGCCTCCGTCATCTTTGTCGTTCCGTCAGCAGATCGAAGAAATTCGAAATGCGCTGACGACTCAGCTTCGACTTGGCCCCGACTATGAAGTGGAGGACATAACCGGAACAGTCGCAACGATCGTTCACAAAATCTCAGGGGCAAAATGGAAGGTCGGATTCAGGCTCACCGAGCAAGAAGACATTCCAATTCGTGTCGCTGAGGTTGAGAGTTGGGAGATGATCGAGCCGCAACCCGCAGCGGGCGAGGCCGAAGAGGTAGTTGCTGCTTCTAATTCTCCCAAGATCGATGAATTGCAACGTGCAAGAGAACTGCGCGAGCTTCGACTCTCGCAGCCAACCAGACGAACAGGAGGAATTCAAATGTCCACACTGTCGCTGGATGGTGTTGAGCTTTCGGCTTTGCCGGACGACGCTCGCGCCCGAATCCAGTCGATCGTTGACGAGAACGCCAATTTGCGGCGCGAGGGTCGCGAGACAAAGGCCGATGATCGGATCGAGGAATTGAAGACGATTCCAGGTCTGAATCTTTCGGATCGGCCTGGTGCTCTCAAGCTCTACCGACAGGTGATGCTTTCGGACGATGGCGGTCCAGCGGTCATCCTATTTTCAGAGGGTGACGAGGATAAAAAGGAGCCGATCACGGCCCTTGCAATTCTCGACCGCTTCATCGATGGTCTGAAAGGTGCCGGTGACGTGCAACTTTCGGATCAGCATTTCGCGTCCGGAAATGACACCAAGCCGCCGACGAACGCTGAGGGGGAAAAGAAGCCGCTCGAAGAGCGTGTGGAAGAGTCCAAGCAAGCGCTCTACGGCAAGCGCACCCATCGGAAGTAGAAAGGAGGCTGTTCTAAATGCCATTTGGCGTTCAACGCGGGTGGATGCGCTATGCCCTTCCGCGTCCCGAAATCCTCGCATATCCGCTGAGCACGAATGTCATCGACTCAGTTGTGCTCAATTCGGGTGGAGTTGCACCCGATGCGAGCGGGCCGTATATGTTGCGGCGTTATTTGGTAGCGGGCACTCCGCTGTCAAAGCGCACCGACAATACATACGAGCAGTACACCGGAGCTACCGATGTTGCGGCTGGCTCTGTATGGACTCTGACGATGGTGGGACCGCCCACGGGTGGAACCTTCGCCGTTTCGGTGCATACGACAACAGGTGGTCAGCAGACCACACCACAGCAGCCGTTCAACGTCTCGGCGGCTACATTGCAAGCGGCAATTATTGCGCTTTCAAATGTAGGCGCAGCCGGTGTCACGGTGACGCTCTCCGGAAACGTCTACACACTGACATTTGCTTCGACGGTGGCCGAGGTGGACAACATCACGGTTGACGCTTCGCAGTTGACCGGACCCGGAAATCAAGATGTCGTTCCAAAAGAGACGACACAAGAGCAGACGGCAGGCGCTCAGAACGTCGCCGGAATTCTGTTCGATACGGTGGAATTTGCAGACGGCTCCGAGCTTTCAGACGAGCCGGTTGCAATGCTCCGCCGTAACGTTTCATTCCAAGCAGCCAAGATCGTCGGATTTGTCGCGAATCAGTCGGCAATTACGACGGCACTGTCAACCTGCGAATTTGTCTAGGAGGTGAGAAATGCCACTATTTGATATTTATGACCAGGCGGTTCTCACCGAGCTAGTCAATCAGCCGGTTGACACGGCTCTTGAAGCCGCACCATTCCTGGGTGAGACGATTGCTCCGGCAGTCGATCAGGAAAGCCGCATGGCTCGAATGGATATTGGACGACAGTATTCATTCGGCATCGGGCAATTCAAGGCACCGAACGCGATGCCTGCGTTGGTCGAGATGCCAGTCACAGAGCGCAGGGAAGCGCTAATCGAGATGGCCCAATTGGAAGAGATGCACCGCATCAATTCCGAGCAATGGCTGAGGCTGAATTCGTCAGATGAATTCATTGCCAACGCTGAGGGCCTCGATGTCGTGTCTCGTGGTCAAGTGCTTCGTCGCCGGTTGGAGCGTCTGACCGAGTGGATGCGCTGGCAAGCATTCGTAAATGGAAGTGTGACGATCGTGTATCCACGCACGAACGCTCAGATTTTCATTGACTACGGATTCCTGCCGGGTCACATGCCAGTGTCGGGAACGCTATGGAGCGATCTCGTCAACTCAGATCCCGTCGCGGATTTGGAAGCTTGGCAGCTTCAACTCGCGAACGATGCCGGTTTCTTGGGGTTGAATATCCACCTCACCTCCAAGACAGCCAAGTTGATCCTCACAAATCAGAAGCTCAAGACGTATTTCAACGTGCCGACCGGGACTCCGTTCCGTGCCACGTTGGAGCAAGTCTCACAGCTTCTCGCTGTGGGTACGCAATTTGTCGTTCACGATGCTGGTTTCCGTCCGATGGCATCCGGTGCGTCCCGTTCGGAGGCCGCGCACACGCGCTACCTGCCGAATTACAAGGTGCTCATCACGACGGAGTACAACATCGAGGGTGAGCCGATTGCGGACACCCTCAACGGCCAGGTGGAAATCGGAACCGACTACAACGAAACCGAAATCCAGCAGGGTCCATCGAGTGAGGTGCTGCTCGACAATATGACCAAGAATCGCTACCTCCGTGAAGCGGCAGCGAGAATCGTTCGGATCATCCATCCGGAATGCTTCCTCTCCGCCACGGTCGCATAGGAAAGGAGGCGATATAAAATGGAAGCCAGTGAAGAGAAGCAGGAGAAGCAGGAGCAGAGCGCCGATGTTTATCAGGCGATGAACGATGTCACTCTGCAACGTGTAATTGGACGAACCGGCGGCGGTGATGACGCGGAGGAAATTACCGAGAGCGTCACTTACCCCGCAGGCAGTGCAGTGCAGGCGAATTCGCTTCCTTCTCATTTGCGTGAGCGGGTCGAAGCGGGTGAGCTAGGCGGAATGCTTCGTCCACTCTCCGGCGATGAAGCGGAGGCTGCCAAAAACGCTCCGGTTGGCGAGCCGGAGTTCGGCGTATTTGTTGCCGAGCATGAAGCAGAGGCACATGCGCTCGAACAGTACGGCCATGTTGTCGTGCCCGAGGATCAAGCAATGGAGGCTCAGTCATCCAGCGCTGATTATCAGAGGCAATATCAGCAGGCCGCAGCGGAGCACGGACTTAGTGACCGTCCGAATTTGGCGGCTACGAATCCGGCAAATCGGGAACGGGTTCCGGATGAAGTGCTCCAAGGTGCAGAGACGCGCACAGGACTGCCCTACAACCGTGGGCCGGTTGAGGGCGCGACAACCTCCGAAGAGGCTGAGGAAAATTCGGAGGAAGGCGGAGAAGAGCCTACGCGCCCCGCTCCGCCACAAACCGCTGACCCGCAGACGATAGGCGGTTAGTCGCATGGCGATTCAGGGTGCTGTTGCTGATCGTGTCCGGGCATTGATCCCGATTACATACGATGCGCTCGAAAAGGATGATCGAGTTGGTGACAGCACCCTGCAATCGGCAATTGATCTTGCTAAGGAAAATACGGCAGGGATAGTCGTTGCAAATGCTCAGGAAGAGCTTTATCCAGTAGTCGTCGTTGATTACATCGCGAAGCTCGCGGTAATCGAAATCTCAAATGCGGCGATCGATTATTGGATGAATCAAGCGCTGGCCGTGAGCGCTACCGGGACAAATGAGAATTTGTCCTACGTCGATCGAGCGGCTTATGTTGGCAATCTTCGTGCGCAATATATCCAAGAGACTCGCGAGAAATATAATCAAGTCGCGAAGATCGTTGGGTATTACATCGATAACGGGGAATCCGTACCGCAGCTTTCGAGCGCGACGATCAACCCGTTCCATCTGACACCAAGCCCCGAAGAATTTCCTCGTCCTTACCGGCAGACACAATACTCGTAAATGTCATTCACACTTCTCGAAACTTCGGTCGTCGGTCTGGAAGATTTTCAGCGCGCCGCTTTCTATGTCTTTTTCGAAGGCATGAACAATGCGCTCGCAGTGATCGAGGCATATTGGCAACCGCGTGATCAGACTTTCAACGATCGCACCGGGCGTGACATTCCGCCAACGACTCTAGAGCCGTTTCCAAATGATAATTTCCACGAGGGTCACAGACCTTCGCTTGTCAATGGAACGCCAGAGAATTATCCAAATCTTACGGTCTTCGCCACGCAAGCAGTGCCATCGCCATTTGATCAAGGGCTTGATGTTGAAGATTCTTGGATCGAAACTCTTTTGGTTGAAGTGATGGTGAAGGGTTCGAATGAGGAAGAGACGAATCGCAGAATTCAGAGAGCTACCGAAGCGGCTGTGATGTGCATTCGCCGTAATATGGGATTGGGTGGAGCGACCGATGGTTACACCGCTGCCCCCTCTGTTGTAATTTCGGATCTCTTTGCGGTACGTTCGATTTCTCAAGGCGGAGCTTATCCGGGTGAGAAAGGCTCCGGCGCGCGTTATTTGTGGCAAGGGTCGCAGATCACATTCCGCGTGCAAAAAGAATCCGTTCAACAGCCGTCTGACGGCTCCGACACCTTCGCTAAGGCGTCAACAGTCGATTATTCGGCGCAAATCGATCAAGGCTAGGAGGAACGGTACTAGATGCCTTCTGCGAAATGTCGGGTAAACAATTCAATGCTGTAAGGAGGTGAGCTAAATGTCAATCAGTGCTCCAAGTTCGGCATTCTTCCGAGTCGCGGTAAACGATTCGAGCTTCATTCGAGGCGCGGCCCGTCTCCTTGCGGCTCCAATCGATCAGCCGATGCCGGATGAAATTGCCGAGGTAGTCACGTTTGCCCCGGTCACTGGACAAAATGATGTCCAGACAGTTTCCGAGGGTGCTGCCACAAGCGGAACTTTCAAGCTAACGGTGCTTGGGCAGCAAACAGCGGGCATCGCATTTGGTGCTACGGCAGCGGCTATTCAAGCTGCTCTCGTGGCACTTTCCACTGTCGGCTCTGGGCAAGTGGTGTGCTCTGGTGGTCCACTGCCAACCACGCCGGTCGTTTGCACTTTTCAAGGCACGTTGGCAAAAACCGTTGTGCCGACGATGAGTGTTGACAATACGGCTTTGGTCGGTGGCAATGTGTCGGTGGCACATACCACGCCAGGTGGTCCGGATCTGAACATTTACGATGCGATGCCAGGATGGAGTGATCTCGGTGCGACCAAGAACGGGATCACAATTACCATCAACAACACGGAAGAGACATTCGATATCGATCAGCAGCTTTCGATCATCGGATCTCAGCCGGTCAGTTGGACGGTGACAGTCGGAACGTCTCTCGCGGAAGTCACGCCACAGAGAATGCAAGTCGCGTGGGAGGGTTCGGATATCAGCATCGACACTACTCCCACGGCTGGACCTGAATTGGAAATCGGATTCGGTGCTCCGAACTTCTATATTCAGCGTCGGCTTGCCGTTCTCTATCAGCGTCCGAGCAAGAAGATCCGGGCATTCTTTTTCCGGATCACGCAGCGGTCGCCTGCGGAATCGGCGTTGGCGTTCAACAAGACAGGCGAGCAGCAGTCAATTCCAGTGGTGTTCAACTGCATCGCGGACAATACGATCACCGATGTCCTCAAGCAGTTCTTCATCATTCGGGATCAAGCAACGACGTAGCAGTTCAAAAAACTAAATATTGTGCCGGAGTGACGTAACGCGGCTCCGGACATTCCGGCCACTAAATAGGGTCACGGGGTCAACTTGCACAATCACCGGAGTCGTCAGGTTTTTCCTCGCTAGAACTTGACGGCTCCGGTTCATTTTTATGCCCGAAATCGATTTTGATATACGTGAGTATCCCGGCGACACTGAGTTACGCCTTCAAGCTGTGCGTACTGAGTTCCCGAGAGAAGCGGCTGAAATTGTAGGTGAGGCTGCCCGTCGCGGTGCAGAGAAAGCGCGTGAGATCGCCCCTCGCTCCAATCTTTTTCGGAATGAAGGGCATCGTATTTCTGATTCGATTCTCTACGAGCTTCCCAAGTATCTACCGGGTGGCTTTGGCGGTGGTGGAGATTATGAAGCACGCTTTTTCGCTTCGGATGAGATCGCCCCTCATCTTGAATATGTCCTCGAAGGGACACCGAAAGGAGATCCGGGCGAAGGGAAGATTTTCCCTAAAGCTAGGGGAAATTTGAAGGGCACTAAGGGCAATTTGGGTGTGTTAGCACTTCAAAAGGAGGGTGAGAAGGTTAGTTTCGTTCGCTGGGTTCGCGGTCAGCATCCACAGTCAGGATGGTGGGAAGTTGCTACCGGCGTGGCCGAGCGTTATATCGAAGAACGAATCAACGACATTCTGCATGGGTCGTAAATAGCGAGGAAAAATGTCAGAGATCGAAATCCCGATCGATGAAGTTGGTACTGATCAGCAGGGCGAGCAGGAAAATGTGTTCGTGTCGCGAGCGCAGCCGCATGGTGATGAACAGCAAGAGCCGATGAGCAAGGAAGAGGCAGAGCGCAAGGCGGCTCAGGATGACCTTGAATTGCTCGCTCCAAAAATCAAACCGCGCGAGTGGACATTTGGACCGGAAGCTCAAAAGCGCACTTATGTCCAATATGAGCTTTCTGTAACCGGCTCAGCGCAGTGGTTCGGATTGGTCGGTGAGGTTTTGGAAGACGCGCTCAGTGGAGACAATGCATTGTCTCTCAATTCGTTGCTGGCTGTTCCCGAACGTCAGGCGGGACAATTTCAGATTCAAGATTTCCGTGACGCTGATATGTTCGTTCACGCTCTCGGAATGCTTCTTACACACGCTCCGGAGTTTTTGGAAAAGTCTGTATGCATTTGGCTCAACGTGCCTGATTACGAATGGGAATTGGTAGCGGCGTTGATGAAGCTATCGCCCGCTCAAGGTGGAATGTCTCACGATATGTTCGAAGGAATTCTTGAGACGTTCATCGATCAGAATTATCCCGAGATCGATCGTTTTTTTCGCGTTCGGTATCCGCGTCTACGCGCTCGTTGGCAGGCGCGAGCGAAAGAAGCCGCGCAGTCCCGCTCCTAGAAGCTCTCGAAGACTATTCCGCTCATCATCCAGAGTCCATCGGAGAATTATCTACATGGGCCTCACGACGCTTTCGGCGCTTTTACGAATTACATCTAAAGCGTCTGACCATCTCCGCGCTCGAAGATCAGAAAAATCGTATGGTCGCGGCTACCTGGGGCACTCAAGGAATGGTTGAAGGCAAGGACGTAAATAAGATGATCAATGGCATCAACGCTGATTTTGAAGAAACGCTTGAGGCAGTGAATTCAGCATTTTCAAATAGAGTGGTGCCCGAGGAAGAAAAGCTCGACAAGAGCAATCCCTTCTTTGCCGCTGCTGATCGCGGGCTTGCAAAAGTCGATGCACGAATCAGAAAACTAAAGGGCGAACCCGAACCCGAAGAAACTGAAGAAGAAAAGATTGACTACATGGAGGGTCTTGATCAAGGGTAATTAGATGGCTGATCGCACGTACATAGTCGAAGTTCTTCTCAACGCGAAGGATAATATGGGTCGTGCCTTCGCTGAGGCGACTGCCGAGATGAAGGCTTTCGATGGGCTACTCGATGAGCAAAAAGCAAAAACTAAAGCGGCAAAAGAAACTCAGAAAGATTATGCCGATGAATTGGAGAGCGGCACTACATCGTTACGACGGCATAAAGAAGCGCTAGCGGCTCTCGGACTTCAATATAAAACTCAAAAGAAAAGCACTGATGATGGTACAAAAAGTGTCAAAGATGCTAATGCCGCTAATAATCGTGCAGTTGACGCTCATGTAAGACTCGAATCTGCGGTAAGACGCCTAACACAAGTACAAAACCAAGGGAAAGCTAGTAAAGCACAATATGCACAAGCTACGAGAAGTGTCAGAAATGCCGAGACAGAATTACAGCGAGCACTTGTAAAAGCAACTGATATAAGTCGTCAAGCGGCAGTCGCAAGAGCACATCAGATACGAGAGGAAATTGAGTATCAAGAAAGACTGAAAATAACAGGTCAATCAGAAGCCGCTCGAATTGCTCAAATTGATAAGATAATTTCTGGCACTCAGCGTTATGCCGATGTTCTTGCTAAAACAACTTCGAGTCAGACGGATGAAGCCAGGGCTGTACGTGCGCTGACCGCCGCCCACGATGAATTAGTCACCAGAGGATTGCTCCCTGCCGAGGAAGCCTCAAAACGTATCGGTGCGGTTCGGCTGCAATCTCTTCGTGATTATGGTTTTGAAAATCAAGCAGCGCGTGATGCAGCAAGGGCACATCATCTTGAAGTTGATGCGCTACGACAGGTTGAGAAATATGAACGCGATGTATCGAGCGCCAAGCGTGCCGGTCGTGATCTCGGAACTATTGTCAAACCAGCGGAAGCGACGTATCAACTTGCAGACCGCGCGAGGATGGGCACTGCGGATGCGGGTACTCAAGGGATTACGAGCTTCGGTGATGCGCTTACTCATTTACAGCAGAATTTGGCGAGCGCAGACTCATCGACTACCGGATTTATCGGTCATCTCAAGTCCTCATTTGGATTTGCTCTCGTTGGTCTAATTCAGCCGCTCTCTGTGCTGATCGTGGGCCTCGTGGGGGCTTTTGGAGCGTTAGCCAGCGCTGCGGTGGCAGCGGGCGGTGCAATCGCCGGAGGATTTGTCGCAGCCATTGCTCAGGGAATTCCGGTCTTGGGGCTTTTCGCTATTGCGATGCAGCGGTTGCAGGGCGTGATGGGATATGTCCAAGCGATTTTGCAAAAACAGCAAGCGGCTTGGATTGCTCAATACGAAACGCAAAAGCAGACACAGCTAGGAATAAATCAAGTTGTCATCGCAGAGCACAGCCTCTCCGATGCTTTATTCTCGCAACAGTCGGCCATCATAAATGTTGGCGTAGCTCAGCACGGTTATCAGGATTCGCTCTACAGTTTGAAAAATGCACAGTTTGCTGAGCATGCTGCCGAATTCAGCCTTTTGCAAACGCGCCAGCAAGCCACTCGTCAGCTACAGGATCTCGTATTTGCTGAGGTACAAGCTCGACTCGCGGCAGAAGCATCGACACTCGCAGTCGTACATTCTCGACTAGCTTTGCAGCAGGCCGTTGCCGAAGGTGGCGACGTTGCAACAGCGCAATTGAATTTGGCGCAAGCTAATGCTACTCATCGTCAATCACTCACGGAGCGTCAGCGTGCGGCTCAGGATGCTGCACAAGGCTCAATTGCTCGCCGTGGCATAGCTCTGCAAATTCAAGAGGCAGCTAATGCAGTTGCCAATTCACGTCACGCTGTCACCGATGCTGAATTTGCAGTTAGGTCCGCAGCACGCGGAGTAATCGAAGCTCGTCGTGCTGTCATAGATGCACAATTCCAAGTGAATCAAGCGCGAGCCGCTGTCATTCAAGCTCAATTGGCAGCACGCGGTTACAACTTGGGCACCGAGGCTCAATTGGCTTATCTGCGAGCCACGATGTCGAAGACTGAATTTGCGCTCACACGCAATATTCTGAATATCCTTGGACTGTTCCGAAGCATTCCTGGTCATGTCAGTGCGTTCCGTGGAATCACTGATGCGATTCTCAGACCATTTGTAACTCTGACCGATCATATTCTCAAAGTCCTTCAAGACCCGAGAATATTCCATGCGCTGACTACTCTGGCTGATGCGATGAGTCGTGGCATGGGCACGATCATCAGAGCGATTTTCAATCCGCGCTCGATCAATGCATTTGTATCGATTATCAGCGCTGCTGCAAAGAATATTGGTCCGCTCGCGAAGATCGCAGCCGATCTATTCAAGGTCATCCAAGCAGTCGTTATTGCTGTTCAACCATACTTGGCTGTATTCTTGAAGTCACTGGCCGGTGCAGCGGGACAATTTGCGAAGTGGGCGCAGAATACCAAGGGCCAGAAGTGGCTCAAGGAATTCTTCGATGAGGGTTTCAAGTCACTGACAGCATTTATGAAGCTTGGGCTTGCGATCATCAAGTTGATTCTCGCAATTGTCACTTCCGGCGGCGGCGCGAAAGCCGGAATCGGCCTGATCAATACGTTTGCTGGTAATATCAACAAGCTCACCGATGAGATAAATAACAAACATAGTAAAGCTTGGCGGGATCTACAACTTCTATGGAAGACCGCTCCAATTGCACTTCATGCTCTCGGCACTATTCTTGGCGCGGTTGTCAATGGGCTTTTGGATCTCGCACGTTCGAAGCAGGGACAACAGGCGCTCAAGGATCTCGCTGATATTACGGCGAAGGTCGTTGTTCCGGGTTTTGTCAAGTTTGTCGAAATAATCGGAAAAGTCGTTGGCTCAATTCTGCAATATCTCGATAAGCATCCGAAGCTTCAAAAAGCTTTGATCGAGCTTGTCGGCGCTCTGTTGGCGTTTTCATTTGCATCGAAGGCGCTTGGCCTCATATTTGGTCCGATTTCAGCTTTGATTGGCGTCGTGAACAAATTGCGCGGGGCGTTCAAGTTTGTCAAGGATCTCAAAATTGGCGAGATGTTTAGTGGTATTGCTGCGAACGTCAAGAGAGCGGCTGGCGAGATTCCGAAATTTGCCAAGGGACTTGCAAGCGTCACAATAACTCCTGCCAGAAGAGCTTTACAGCACGTTCCTCTCGTTGGAAGGCTTCCAGGCATCAGAGCAGCGGGTGGCGCAGGCGCAGCCGCAGGAGAGGGAGCAGCAGGCGCAGCGGGAGCAGCAGGTGCAGGACAATTAGCGATCCCCGGACTTGAAGCTGGTGCAGCAACGGGCGCTGAGGCAGGGGGTATTGGAATTGCAGGAGTTGCAGGAGTCGCTACAGGAGTTCTTGCAATTGTTGCTGCCATTGTTTTGCTAGCGAAGTGGACCGGCACGCTGGGCAAACTCATATCTGCGGTCGAATCTCCATTTATCTCGCTATTCAATACCGTCAAGGGACCGATTTCGGATCTCGTCAAGCAATTCAGCTACATGGTCAGCGGCATCGGTAATGTTGTCAGTGCCGTTGTTGATGCCAAGGGTCCGATAGGTATTTTCAAAACTATCTTGGGCGATACCTTTACGACGGTATTCAATATCGCCAAAGATATTTTGAGTGGAATCGGAAGGGTCTTGGGAGATATTATCAATGTTCCCATAAAGATGATCTCAGGACTGTTCGAGATCATCGGCGGAATTTTGCATGGCAATATTGGGAAAGTCTGGGATGGAGCAAAGAAGGTATTTGGGGCCATTCCGGCAGCCATGTTCGATATCCTCAAAACTTTGGGCACGACGCTATTGAGCATTCTCAGAGATGCTTTCAATGGAATTCTCAGGCTTGGTGGATATCTCCTGAACCTTGGTGGTCAGCTTATTGGTAAGCTGGTAGATGGAATTACAAAACTGCCGGGGATTTTGTTGCATTTGGGCGATTGGCTCTGGAAGCAGATCAAAAGTAATATCGAAAAGCTCCCAGGCTTCTTGGTGCAGCTTGGCAAGGACATGATCAATGGCATCGTCAGTGGCATCAAGAAAGTCCCAAATCTGATCATAAATGCAATTGAGAGCATTCTTCCCGGCTGGGCAAAAGACGCTCTCAACTTAGTGTTTGGTGGCGGAAGCACCTCGCATATTCCAAGGCCGCGCACTCCTACGGGAGTCGCGATTCATCCTGGTCGTCAGCATGGCGGTCCAATTTCGGGATATGGTGGTGGTGATGTCATTTCGACACGACTCGAACCAGGCGAGCACGTTCTCACCAAAGAAGAGGTTCGGTCGGCTGGTGGACACGGCCCGATTTTCGCAATGCGTCGAGCACTTGGCGGAGGCGGTCAAGGTGGACCGCATGGATATCAGGCTGGTGGCGTTCCTTATGCCGGAGCATTATTGCCAAGTATCGGTCCTGGTGGTCTGATCAATGTATCACCGGGTCTAGTTGAATCTTCATCGTTCTTGAGTCGTGCAATTGCGATTGCCAATAGAGCGCAAGGCATTTTCCTAAGAAGACTTCAAGATAACTCGATCTCGATGTCTAAGGCCATCAACATATTCACAAACAATATTGGCGAAATTGGCACGCTGATTGATATTGCGACGACAGCGATTCAGAATGCTGCGGATCGGGCGACTGATGCGGCACGTCTGTTGTCTTTGGGATTCAGGATGGTCGGCACACGGCTCATTCAAATCGGAGCCACGAGCGCACTAACTCAAGCGCAAGCCTTCGTCAAGGCGAATGATGCGAATATTGCTAGCTTGCGTGGCCTCCTACGCACAGAGAACACTTCGCTAAACAGCATCAATGCACAAATTCGCGCACTTGGCAAGCCACGCACTTCTGAACAGAAAAAGCTCTATGCACAGCTAGTCGGCGCACGGCAGACGCTTCTCACTAAAATTCAATCGACGGACGACTCACTCGTCAGCGCGCTTCAAAATCAATACACGGATGCGATCAACGCGCTTGATGTTGCGGCACAGCGTCAATTGACTCATCTCGATATTCGAGATCGTCTTGCCGCCGTCGTTGCCGGTCTTGGAGCGCCACAACAGGCAGCCGCTTTGCAAATTCAGACATCGCAACAGCGCACGCAAGCGTTGCAGGGTCAGATCGGTGGCTATCAGCAGCTTCTAAGAGACGCAACGGTGAGTCACAACACCGAAGCGATGCACACGCTACAGGATAAAATCGCCGATTTGCAAGCGCAGGTTGCCGAATCTGTATTGGCAACGCAACAATTGATTACTTCACAGCGAGCATTGCAAATCACCATGCTTCAAACGCGCGCTTCTGCGACTGCGGGTGCTCAACAGGGCGCGGCTGGTCTTTTGACAACGATTGGACAAATCACGGGTGCTCCAAATCTGCCGCTGATGATCAAGCAAGTTCGCGACGCGCTGACCGATTTGGCTAGTCAAGCGGCTGCCATTGTGAAAAATGTGCAAGGCGCGATTTCTGATCAATCGCTTGGTGCTTTCCAGGGTGCGGCGGCTCCCCTTCTGCAACAGCTTATGGCAGCCTTCCAAGCAGGCCCACAACAGTTTGCGACTGTGCTTGCGCAATTGGCCCCGCAAATCGGAGCGCTCGAAGCGAGAATGCCGGATGACATCAAGGGTATTTTTGATGGTCTGATTCAGTCGATGACTGGAAATACGCAAGCCACACTCGACAATACGCTTCAATTGCGTCAGCTACAGGCTACGACGATGACTCAGGATTTCGCTTCGTCGGCTTGGTCGATGTTCCGCTCTGCGATTTTTACCGGCATCGGCACTCTCCTGCCGCAATATGCGATGAGTGTGCCATCAGCGCAAGTCGGTGCTCATATTCAGCAAAGCGGTTTGCTTTATGGTCACACCGGCGAGCACATTGTTCCGGCGAAGCTAGCGAGTCCATATTCGGTCGGGCCGGTCAAGACGATTCAGAGTCATTTGCATATTACAAGTCCGACCGAGGTTGCCGATCCGGTTCATCTTGGTAATACGATCGCGTTCCGGCTGAACCACGATCCCAATGCGAGATAGGAGAATTTGATGGCGAGGGCGAATTATTCTGAAACGATCACGGTGCCTTCTGGTCCGGGTGGATCGATGGTGCCCTTGGCAGCAGTTAGCGCCACGCCATTTACGATCAATCCTGATGGCTCCGAAGGTGCTGAGGCGGCGGCATATGCTGGGCGCACGGGCGCTACAGCGGCTTCCACGCTTGTCACAAATGGCGCTGGCTATGTGAGCTATTGGCTCGATGACGGCGATTACAACATTCATATCGCTGACACCGAAAGCTCACCCCGAATTGCTGCATATGTTCGAGGCTTCTGTGCTGCCGTGCTCACAGCCGATGCATTGATGACCGCTGCGGAGGGTGTCATTGTATTTGTGGGTGACTACAAATACTCTCATCAAGATAGCGATCATGGGTTGAAGACCGATGGCACTTATCATTGGCTTTTGGTTGCGAGCGCTGGTGATGGTGGAGGGCGACTCGTTTCGCAATCAAATTATCCGAACCTTTGGACTAAAGTTGGCGCTCCACCGATCGATGGCAGTGGAAATTTCCGACTGCCGAATCTTTCTGGACGCACTTTTGTCGCGACTGGCGATGCTAGTCCTCTCTCGGCGCGGACACGGATGCAGTTATTCGGTGAGGAAAATCATGTGCTCGTCACTGCGGAATTGGCGGCACACGCTCATCCGATTGAAGCTGCTCCTACTGGCGTCTCAGTAAATGGTGGTTCCCCGCTGTTCGCTGGTCAACAGGGAGCCGTTACAGCACATGCGCTGGATGGTCACTCGATTGCCAGCGGACAGGCATCACCTGATACCGGAACGATTCAGAATTGGGTGCCCCGCATCGTGCCATCGAGTACAGCGCCCGATATCGATTGGGGTGGTCACGATTTGAATCACGGTCATGGCGTTACCGATCCGACTCACGGCCACACGGCTGATAATACCGGAAGTGACATCGGCCATAACACAATACAGCCATCCGTTGGCATGAACCTCTTCGTCAAGACCTGATATGTCAGTCCTCGGCACAGAATTTCTAACCCCTGGTCCGGGCGATGGCGCTCCGGGTCATTTCACGCTCCCTGGCACTGGTTTTTCTGTACCGGCTGGCTTGGAGGCAGTGCTCGAATTCAACGGCCTCTTTATGAACATACAAGAAAACGTCGATCGCATCAGAGTTACTAGCATCGATGGGCTTTTTGACGCCGATGTCCGTGATGTACGCGATGTGCGATCGGATGCCGATGGGGAATGTCCTTACAATTCTCTGTATGGCGGTCGGACGATCGTCATAGGTGGCACGATTCAGACGTATACGGTTGGCAAGATGCGCGATCTTCAAATGGCGCTTCGTGCGAGCTTCGCTGATATTCGGAATGAGTACCCCTTGCATTTCCGGGTGGGAGATTACACCAAGGATCACTTTATCAACTGCAAGAAGATCGCTCCGATAGCCGGAATCGAGCAACAGACGAGCCTTCGGGCAGAACGTGATTTTCAGATTTCTCTACGTGCCTCGAATCCACGTTTCCTCTCGTACACGCAAAATCTTTTGGATGCGGATCTTCCGGGTTCGATGATCAACACGCCACTTTTGGTAGGGAATGCTCATAATCGTGGAGATTATTGGGCACAGCCGATCTATCGCATATATGGAAAGGCCACTCGCACCACGATCATCAATGATACGACAGGCAAGCGGTTTTCTGTTGGTTTCATTGAAGCAGGCGACTATCTGGAATTCGATCTGACCAAAGCCAGTCCGACCTTGCAAAATAGTCGCGGTGAGAATTCGTGGCTGTGGCTCAACGATGACAGCGATTATGTCGAGCTTCAAGGTGGCGTCTTCGGCTCTGATAATGAGATTTACTACTCCGGTGACGCGACGCGCGTGGAGATCCGCTGGCGCGATAGCTGGATCTGATGCCGCTTCTATTCAATTTCAGCGCGTCGAGTGGCCCAGCGGCAGCGAGCAGTCCAGCTAATGTGAGTTACGGCTCAGCGTTGGCAGCGGGCACATTTGTCTCAGTATTGGTAGCGGATGCCTATGGTCATCCCAACAGTGTTACCGGGATTACCGACAGTGCCGGAAACACCTATCATCTAGATAGTGCCGTGAATGAAGCGGATGGCGACGGGTCAGTATTTGTAGCCTCTTGTGTGTTGTCTAATCCGGTGACTACATCCGACAATCTAATCATAACCTTTGATAGCGGTGTATGGTTGGCCTTTTATGTCACCGGAATCGCATTTTCGAACGTATTGGGTCTAGATGTAGCAGGGACTCCGGTAGGCATAAGTGGTTCTGGAACTCTAGTATCAAGCGTTTCCGCAAATAGCGGGGATCTGCTAATAGCCTATGCTACATTTCAAGGGACCATACTTCCAGACTCAGGTAGTGCCTGGAAGCCTTTTCCTACTCCTGTCATGGGCGACGCTGCTAATCAAACAGTGGCGGCATGGCAGCAAGTAAGTAGTAGCTCTAATGTAACATTTACCACTCCCTGCACTGGATCTGGTGATTTCGGTGCATCGATCATCTGCGCGTACTCCACCAGCGGAATTATATCTCAGCCGATCAATTTGGGATTCGCCTCGGCTGCTGCAATTAGTGAAGCTGACGTTGCTTCTGTTGATGCTCCGTTTTCATTGCCATTGCCTATTGAAGCTGGCGCGGCCACCGAAGCTGATCTATTAGTTAGAGTTTCGGTACGGGTTCTACCCAATCCGGTAAGAGCCGTAACTAGCGCAGGTCTTGCAATTTTCTTCATCGGCGGGCGCTTTGTGCAGATTCGCCCCGGCTTGGCTAATGCAGGCATTCAACGGCAGCCTGAGTATGAATGGATTTTGTGCAAGAAACCCACTCCACCGGCTTTTACGAACCCTACGCAAGTCGCTGATATGAAAATATTGCGCGATGCCGTTGTAGCACAAGGAGGTTCACTTGGTCCGCTCAGCACCGATTGGCCTTCATTTTTTATAGACGAGCCACTTTTGAAAGTTGGCCCGCTCAGCAATATTCACAATCGTACTTTTCAGATTGTTGCTAATCGAGCAGGTTCGGCGAGCTTTACCATTCGCACGAATAGCGATATGGCTGCTGAAATCTTGAATGGAGTTGATTTTGGTGACGTGAGAGGCACTGTGAGGCACTGTCTGCGAATTCGACGCAACAAAGTGGATCTCTGGTCGGGTCCGATCTGGGGAATTCAAGGGGATCTCGACAATGGCCTCTTGAATATCAGTTGCGTGGGGTGGCTTGAGACACTCCAACATCGAATTTTGTGGGGAGTAGCCGATTATTCTGGTGGAGGATTCGGAACAGAGCCAAATATCATCGCTTTTGACCTTCTCGGACAGGAAGCACTTCAAAATCTCGATCATCCACCGCTCGTCATACCGGGAAGCTTGGCTGGCACACTTCAAGTTCGCAATCGGTTCTATACGCGCGGGCAAAATATCGGTCAGGCACTCCAAGAGCTATCCGATATCGAGGACGGATACGATTATGAAGTAGATCCACTCACGCGCAGGATGAATTTGATTGCTCCGGAGCTATTTGAGGTGCGCGAAGACGTAAGACTTGGCTATAATTGGGGTCCGAACAACCTCAAGAACGTCCAATGGCAAGAAGATGCATCGCGGACGTGTAATTACATGAGTGTTCAGTCTCAAGGCGCTCCGGTTGTAGTGTACGATGATACTTCCATCGCTCAATACGACTTATTTGAAGAGAATAATACACTCACGTCAGCTAATCAGGGTATTCTCGCGCCCTACGCTGCTGCTGAATTGTTCATTCGTGGTCGTCCGATGGTCACTTACAGTCTTCAACCACAACCATTTGGCCCGCGTCTTTTTGATGACTTTCAAATCAGAGATCAGATTTTCTTTGACGCTAGGAAAGATCACGTCAAAATCAGAAATCAGGGCATTCGTGTCTTCGGAGCTACTGTGCAGATCGATGATAATGGCAATGAAGCCGTTTCTGAATTGATGACTGCACCCTCAAGCTAATGGCTATACGTAACCAAGACGGAACTATCATTGATCCTCAGAGTAGGGTGCCTGTTCAACAGAGCACGGTCGATGGAATTGTCATCGATCACCTGAATAGGATCAAAAAACTAGAGGACTTGCTGCGCTCGTTGGGACTTACAGCGCTGATTTTAGGCGAGGCTCCGACGCATCCCGGCGAGGTAGTCATCTGGACGGGCATGGAATGGATTCCGATCGACCCTCCGTGGCTACAATTAGGTGCTGCGCCTACTCAACCTGGCGAGATAATCGTCTGGAATGGGTCAGCGTGGATACCGCAACCCATTCCAGAGGATGATGACAGCGCATATTTGAAGCTTGCGCTTCCGCCAGCCGAATATGTCACTAATTTGATCCCTATTTGGGATGGTCATTCGTGGCGTCCTCTTCCGCAAGGCGGTGGCGAGGATCTCAATGACTATACGCTGATAAATGCCATGACTGATTTTTCCCTCTGGGGAGCTACGGCAGGAGTCGTTGGAGATTTGGTTGCTGAAGACTCTGACGCCATAAATGCAGCGTGTGCTTATTGTGCATCGCTTGGCGGCGGTGAAGTTGAGTTGCCTGCGAATCCGCCGTCAACTACTACTTATCATACAATAGGTCCGAATGGGACAATCAATGCACATGGAAAATTAGCTTATCGAATTACTAAAACAGTTTATGTGCCACCCGGAGTGATTCTAAAGGGTCAAGGCACTATGGCAACACAAATTTGGGCAGATTTCAGCGCTAGCACCAATTGGGACGCTGTGCAAGTTGGACAAATTTCAGGTAGTGATTTTTCGCGCGGTCAATGTGGTGTTCGTGATTTAGCGATTCTATCTGGTTTGGGATTTTCCACAAGCGCTCCACAACAGGATTCTCTTTATGCTGGCCTCGCTACTGGCGTCGATGAGGTTTTGATAGAAAATGTCGTTATTGGTCGCTCCGATACTCAAAGCACTAACGGTCCACAGGTGAAAGATCCAATAGTCTCTTGGGGGAGTGATTTTGCTGTTGGTGCTGCACTTGATATGAGCACCAATGGTGGTCTGACTGTAAGAGGTTTGAAAGCTGTAGGGCGCGAACAGGGAATTTGGATGGGAGCGTTGAGCGGAAGCCTCGGTACTCCGGCGACACTCGATGATATTGGTGCGAGTGGCGTAGGCAGTGGCGGCATGGGGCTTCGAGTTTGGTGGGCGCAAGGTGTTGAAGTCAATAGCCTGGTTGTTGCGAGCAATGGTGGCGGAGATATTGTCATAGATGGCCCTGATGATGGTGGGCCTTTCCCGTCAAAGATACGTGGGACATTTGTTCAAGGGTTGACTATTAGAAATGTCAATACGTATAGCACAGGATGTCCGCTTGTCATCATTACTCCAATAGATTCTGGAACAAATGGGAGTTTGATACAGAGTGTGTTGATTGATGATTATCAGTCCAATGGCGTAGGTGGTGACGTTCCGATTATCGTCGTAGGCAAGAAGGACACTTCTGGTAATGATGTAGCGCTCACGAACCAAGACAATTTCGAAGCTATATGGCTGAAACACTTTTGGGTAAATGGATGCGGACGCATTGCTTATATAGGTTCGGGCCAGGGGATTTATCTAGAAGACAGTGTATTTATAGATCCTCTATTCACCGGCACTACAACATCTCCCGGTATCGAGCTTGCGGCTGTAGCCAATTCGGTTACGGTTAGTCGTAATAAATTGATCCCATATCATCCGGGCGAGACTGTTACTAGCTTCGAGCGACAACTTCAATATGCTGTCAAGATCAATAATGGCGCTGATCGTTTCGTAATTTCCGAGAATGACTTCGACCCGATTGTCTGTGCTGGTCAGGTGAACGATCTCAGCACCACCACCCACAAGATCATCAACAACATTCCGTAGGAGAAATTTGTGTCTGTATCGTCACCTCCACTTCCGACTGTCGTAATTGCAATTTCTGGAACCTTTTATGCATTGAAGTCTGATCAGACACTTTGGAAGACAGATACATGCACGAGTAGTGGTCCGGATTTTTCCAGTGCTGTTGCGGCTGATGATGATTTTCAGGGTGTGGGTGGAATTGTTCTAAATATGATGCGTGACTCTCAGCGGCTCGTTACACAGATGGGCGCACCACAACCGATCATTTACATCGATTCGTAGTCTGTGCTAAGATCGCAGCGTGCTTACTGTTCGCGCTGATCACAAGATTCGAATTTATAGACCAGAGATGCCGGGGCGCTTAGTGGAGATGCTTCGCGAGGCTCTGTCGATTCCAAATATGGAACGTCAGCATGCGATGGAGCAAAACATCTGGGGCTGGCAGTCAATGCCGGATAGCATCGATCTGTGGTCGATCGAGGACGGCCATTTTGTGATGCCGCGCGGATTTTTGAAGAGCTTGCTTGAAGGGCTGAACGATTTAGGCATTGTGTGGGAATTCGTTGATGAGCGCACGCTTGAGTCAGATGTCCCGATGCCTGAAAATCCGATCGATTTACGTCGGTGGCAAATTCCGGCGGTCGAGGCTATCTTTTATTACCAGCAAGGGATCTGGAAGGCTCCTGCCGGGTCAGGAAAAACCGTGGGTGTCCTAGAGGCCATCCGGCGCTCGAAAAGCCCCAGCATCGTCCTGGTGAACACCAAGGACATCATGCGGCAGTGGGAGGCACGAGCGAGAGCCTTTTTAGGCGATGATTTGCCCGTGGGCTGGATTGGCGACGGGCAATTCGAGGTGAGCGATTTCCTGACGGTCGCGATGGTGCAAACCCTGCATCGGCGCTACGATGAGCTTGAGCATGATGGATTTTTCGATCAATTCTCGTTCGTGTGTCTCGATGAATGCCACCACGCGACGGCTGAGACATATAGGCGGCTCGTGAATCGCTTTTCGGCATATATTCGCATCGGTGTGAGCGCGACACCGGACAAGACAGGTGATTTCGCGCTGGCGACAAACGTCTTAGGGCCGGTCTTTCACGAGACGAAGCGCAGGGATGTTGAAAATCTGATCGAGCCGGAAGTTTTCAAGGTGATGACCAACTTCTCGTTCAAATTCCAAGAGCGTAAGGGTCGTCGTCCTTCGAATTATCCACAATTGCTCCAAAGCTTGATCGCTGATCCTGCACGGAATGAGCTAATAGTCAAATCGTTGATGATCGATCAAGGATCTCGGGCGCTCGTCGTGTCAAAGCGGCTCGATCATCTGTGGACCCTCAAGTCGATGCTCGAAGAGGCCGGTTATTCGTATCCCACATATATGTTGACCGGCAAGGAGTCATCTGAGGTGCGGGCTGAGGTGATCGACAATATTTCGAAACTGCCCGGAGTAGTCTTCTCGACACTCGCTGATGAGGCGCTCGATATTCCCCGGCTCGAATCGCTCTACTTGGTATTCCCGCAGCGCAACGCGGGGCTGATCGAGCAGCAGGTAGGCCGTATCTGCCGAGGGCACCCTGATAAGACACGCGCCGTCGTATTCGATTTCGCTGACCCGTGTGTGGGTGTCTTAGATAATCAGTGGAAGGCTAGACGCCGCGAG